TGATGGAGTTCAGCCCGCGCGAGAGCAAAGCGGGTGTGACAGTGCGCGTGCGCGGCTCGGCCAGGTTGATTAAGGGCGCGTTCATCGCGCAGCGCCTCAACGGCAAGGCCGGTGTGTTCATCGAGGACAAGACCGCAGGCAAGATCGTTCTGCGCCGGCAGAAAGAATACAAGCGCGGCAGTCGCGGCGGCTGGCACAGCTTCCCAGCGCGCAAGCTCTACGGCCCAAGTGTCGGCGGTGTGTACGCAACCGCAGCAGTGCAGCGAACGATGATCGAGTTCATGGGCGCGAAGTTCCGCGAAAGGTTACTGCATGAGGTCAAGTATCTGTCCCGTTGAAAATCTCCGGGTCCTTACTCGTCTCGGTAAAACGCGGGTGCCACGACCCCGAAAATTCGCTAGTTTCGAAATTCTCTAGGGGGCTATAAATGCCAACCACACAGCAAGAAATAGCTGACCACCTCGATCTTTCCCAAGCTGAGGTCAGCAAGTTTTTGCGCCAGCTCGACATCGATTGGAAGCAGTCGACGCTGGCCGACGTGCGCGTCGCGTATTTGCGCAAGCTGCGCGCGCAAGCCGCCGGCCATCAAAGCGAAGGGGGTCTCGACTTGGTGCGCGAGCGCGTGCTGTCCGAGCGCGTCGACCGCGAGCTGAAAATTTTCAACCTGGCGGAAAAGAAGGGCTCGCTGATAAACGTGGCGCAGCTCGAACCGGAGCTGATGCAGATGGTGGGCGCATTCAAGTCGGAGCTGCTGAACCGCGATGACAAACTCAAGGCCACGCTTGAAGCCGAGTACGGCATCAAGATCGATGTGCATATCCTGAATGACCATACCTATGCAGCACTCTCTCACCTCGCTCGATACGACCCTGGGGATACGCCAGCTGTTGTCTCGCCTGGCCACGTCGATAGCGCCACCGGAGAAAATCGGGCTAACTGATTGGGCACGGCAGCACCGTCGGCTGTCCGCGAAAGCGTCGGCGCTGCCCGGCCGCTACGATCCAGACCTGACGCCGTGGATCAAGTACATGCACGAGGCGCTGGACGACCCGACCGTCAGGAAATTGGTTGGGATGAAGTCAGCGCAGATCGCGTGGACCGATGGCGTGCTGCTCAACTACATCGGCAAGAAAATCGATGTAGATCCGACGCCGATGATCGTCATGTTCTCGAAGGAGAAAGCGGCCAAGGAATTCAACCAGGAGAAATTCCTGCCGATGGTTGAAGTCTCGCCGCGTGTCGCGGCCAAGCTGCCCTTCGGCAAGCGGAAGGACAAGGACAACACTTGGGACCATAAGACGTTCCCCGGTGGCTTCCTCAAGCTGGTCGGCTCGAACTCGCCAAGCTCCGTGAAATCGACTCCATCGCCGGTCGTCATGATCGAAGAACCGGACGACTGTAACGACAACGTGCGCGACCAGGGCGATACGATCACGCTGCTGGAGGAGCGGGTTAAGAGCTACGAACGCAGCAAGGTGATCTTCGGCGGCACGCCGACGATTACGGGCATCTCGCGTATCTACGCTGCCTATCAGGCCAGCGACCGCCGCGTGTTCATGGTCCCGTGCCATGAGTGCGGCGAAAGCCATGTGCTGGCGTGGGAGAACGTCAAGTATCTGGAAGACCCGGAATTCAACCATGAAGTGTTCGGGCATGTCCGGCCAGAGACGGCCCAATATGCTTGTCCGCATTGCGGCGCGCTGTGGGATGACGCGCAGAAGCGACGCAACGTGCAGAAGCTGTATCCGGTCGCCACGGCTCCGTTTTACGGCACTGCCGGCTTCTATATCAATGAGCTGTACTCGCCGTTTCCCGGCAGCCGGTTGCAGCTGCTGCTGGAAAAATACCTCGCCGCGATGCACGCCCTCGGCCAAGGTGACGACACGAAAATGCGTTCCTTCCGCAACAACAGCGAAGGGCTGCCGTACGAGTTCAAGAGCGACCTGCCGAGGGCCGACACGCTATCCGAGCGTGCCGAGGACTACGAGGAAAAAACCATCCCGTGGGGTGGCATGGTGCTGACCGCAGGCGTCGACGTTCAACACGACCGACTCGCTATCGTGGTACGCGCCTGGGGCCGTGGTATGGAATCGTGGCTGGTGTATTGGGGCGAGATTCACGGCCAGACGCTGATCGAGAACGCCGGCGCCTGGCTCGACCTGGACATGCTGCTGGAGTCCGATTTCGTCCACGCCAGCGGCAACAAGATGACGCTGCGCGCTGTGTCCGTCGACTCGTCGGACGGTACGACCACAGATGCCGTCTACGCCTATGTGCGGAAGCGGCAGCATCGCGGCTACATGGCGATCAAGGGCGCGTCGGAGCAGTCGGGCGCGTCGAAGGAAATTTTCTCGAAGCGCGCGCCCTCGGTCGACATGAACAAGAAGCACAAGCCGCACCCGTCGGGCGTAACGCCGTACATCGTCGGCACGCAGCGGGCCAAGGACTTGATGATCGATGGCCGCCTGCGCCTGGAAGGCAAAGGCCCTGGTCGCATCCACTTCTACAAGACGGTACGACCGGACTATTGGGAGCAGATCACCAGTGAGGTCAAGGCGCCGCATAAGAGCGTTAAGAATCGCAAGGTATGGCAGAAGCGGGCCGGCGTGCGCAACGAGGCGCTGGACTGCGAGGTCTACGCGCTGCACGCCGCTATGTCGCTCAAGCTGCACCTGATGAAGCCGGCCAGTTGGGATGCCATCGAGCTGCATCTACGCCAGCGGCAGATTTTCGCGGCGCCGAGCATCGAACAACCTGAGCCGGCCACCGACGACATCGGCACTGCGGCGATAGCGTTGCATGACGCGCTGGCGCCGCAGACAGAGGCCGATCAGGCGCAAGTGCAGACGTCTGCACAAACCGCCCCCGTGCAGACGTCTGCACAGCCGGCCGTCATGCAGCCAGTGCTTCCCGCAATTGCGCCGCCACCGCCCAAGCCGCAAGCGAGGGCACGAACCCGTAGTCGCGTCTCTAGCGGCTACTCAGCCAAGAATTGGTAAACGATGAACATTTTCAAAGTATTGACCGCTGGCGATTCCGCCACCTGGTATGACGGCTTTCACGAATACCGGCAGCGTGCCGGCCTGGTGGACTGTACCGGCTTCGAGCTGACCTATCAGCTGCGCGGCCCGTCTCAGCTTCCGCTGGTTGGTGTCGCGGCAGGCGATGGCTGGCAGACATCCATCACGCCGGAGCAGAGCGCGGCGCTCGCGCCTGGTGAGTACATCGTCGTGGCGCAGCTTACGGCGCCTGGCGTTCGCCTCACTCTCGGCCGCGACAAGCTCCGAATCCTGGCTGATCCCTCCGCGATGACCGACGCAGTCGATGCGCGCAGCATGGCCGAAAAGGCGCTGGCCGACTGCAAGGCGGCGCTGGCGGTTTTCACCAGCTCCGGCGGTAAGGTCAAAAGCTACACCATCGGCACGCGCACCACCGAGTTCTACGCCCTGGCGGACCTGATGACGCTGCGCGATATGTGGCAGCGCGAAGTTACGCGCGAGCGTGCGCAACGCGCGGCAGCAAATGGCCGCCGCAATCCCCGTGGTCTGGTAGCGAGGTTCCCATGACGAAGTTCTATAACGAGGCGATGGCGCGACAGCCTGGCTCGGCCGTACTGCGAAAGTGGAACGCTGAGCGTGATGCCGCGCGCGCCACTTTGGCCACGGCCAACGCGCGCAAGCGGCAGTACGCTGGCGCCGCGTTGGGGCGCAATGGCTCGGACTACACGGCGCTCAATACGTCGGCAGACAGCGAAATCATCACCAGTCTGCGCGTGCTGCGCGCCCGGTCGCGTGAGCTGTGCCGCGATAACGAGTATGCAAAGGCCGCAGTCCGCATTATCAAAAACAACGTGATCGGCACCGGCGTCGGCCTGCAAGCGCAGGTCAAGACAGCCGGCGGCAAACTGGTCAGCAAGGTAAACGACCAGATCGAGGAGGTGTGGAAGGAATGGGCGAACAAAGATACCTGTGATCCTGCCGGCAAGCTGTCGTTTACTGATATGGAGCGGCTAATCTTCGGCTCCATGGTTGAGAACGGCGAGGTGCTGGTGCGCAAAGTGCGTCAGCCCTTCGGCCGTGGCCGTATCCCCTACGCGCTGGAATTGATCGAGGCGGATCGTCTGGTTGACCAGTGGAGTACGGCGCGGGCGTCGAACGGCAACACGATCCGCATGGGCGTTGAACAGGACTCTTGGGGCCGACCGGTGGCGTACTGGCTCTACCCGACGCATCCCGGCGATTACCAGTTCCAGGCATTTGTGGAAAGCGCACTGATCCGCGTGCCGGCCAGCGACATCATCCACCTGTTCATCCCGGAGCGCATCGGGCAGACGCGCGGCGTGCCGTGGTTCCACGCGATCATCAAGCGCCTGCGCAATATGCAGGGCTACGAGGAGGCCGAGATTGTAGCGGCCCGTGCTGCGGCCTCTATCGTCGGCATCATCCAGACGCCGGACGAGGGCATGGTGCCTGATGGCGACGACTTGATCGACGGCGCAGAGGAGCGCAGCGGGCCAACGTTGACGATGGAGCCGGGCACGTTCCAGCAGCTCGGGCCGGGTGAGACATTCACGGGCTTCAACCCGAGCCGGCCGAACCAGGCGATGGACCCTTTCATGCGGTTCATGCTGCGCGCGTTCGCCACCGGCGTCGGCGTTTCCTATGCCAGCGTGTCGGCCG